CCATACACTAATATACGCTCTCGCGTATATGCATCGGGTGCCGCTGCGGATAGGATAGCCCAGATCGTTAAAGCCATTATGGGAAAGCACAAACTGCTTCCCATAGGGGCAAACTTTCTGAGTTTTATTTCTTCACCGCTTGGCAACACCGTCGAGGTGCTCCTGCACGCTTCCAAGTACTCATATATATGAGGAGGAAACAGCAGGCGAACTAGACTAACAGATACACGATCACTTGCCTCATTAAGGTCAAGTGTCGCATACCGACCATTTTCGGAACCCCAGAGGGCTCCTATTTGGTTTGGTGTTTGGTCTGTGAAATGCACATTCCACTTTGTGAGTGGATGAGCTTCCACGAGCTGAACAATGGCTTCGCCAAGTCCCTGTTGAACCCATTGATAATCAACGGGTTCACATGAGATAAGACGAGGCCCGCGCGAGTCTTTCGGTACAAGAATAACTCTTGCCGGCAGACTCTGACACGACACAGTTCGAAAACTGTGGTATGTATCACAAACGTGGCCCTGCGACGCGCAGAAATACGCGTCGAAAGGATAAACGGTTGTGATTTTCGCAGCGACGTTCGTCCACTCGAACTTGGACCAGAGCTGTTGCCGGGTGGCAACTGCTCCTGGCCCGTGTCGAGGTCGGATGTCGCTCGGATCAAAGCGCGAGAAAAGGCTTTGAAGCCTCGCCCGCGCCGCACGGACAACTGATACACGATCATTTGGAATAATCCTTTGATACGGGTTAATGTTGTCTACAAAGGCTCGAAGTTCATCGAGTTGTTTCGTTACATGTTCTAAATCATCTTCAGTTCTCACGAACTTAGAGATGACTGCTCGTTCTTGCACTTCCGTGTAAGAAAGTTCGTACTTATAGAATAAGTAACAAACATTTCGTATTACTTCGATGCTTCGAACGCACGGATCCTGAAGGACCGTCCCGTCTGGTCGGAGGACCCTACTGAAGAACTCACCCAGAAATCTGGGCAGTTCACTTCCTTGTGTCGCTGGAAAGCGGCACTTGGAAGCGTTCAGTGGAGTATCCTCGGTGAGAGCCTTATCAAAGGCTTTCGCCAGACGGGGCAAGGACTTCGTAAGAAGACCTAACCCTTCAGAAGCAGCACGTCGTCGTAACCAATTAATGGTTTTACGACATGCTGTGTTGTTGAACACTTCACCATGCGTCATAGAGACGTCATGAAGAAGTGCGGCGATGAGTTCTAACTCATCTAGGCTCTTATTGGGTGCTATTATATAGTAACCCTCCTAGAGCATGCCACGCTCCTGCATGACTAATGTGAACGCAGACGCACCTATATGAACAACGTTATTACACGTCGATCACATAAGAAACTTCTCAAAGATCTCTATTTGCATAGAGTCTTAGAGTCGTTTGAGCCCTCCATCAAGAACGGACGGAAAATTAGAACAACTGAAGTGGGCGAACCCACGCAGTCGTTCCCCGTCATTCTAGTAATGGAGAACTCTCCTTATCCTTACGGGGGTGAGCTCGTGACTCCGCAGATGGGGGCATGGAACCTGGGCGTGATGCGCTATCTTGATATCAAGTATAGCCAACTCACACCAGCGTTACCACAGCCACAAGAGCAGATCATAAGCTTCTACACCACCCTGGTTTAGACTCGGACCAGTCATCTTTTGAATGACTGGTGCATCCGCTGACGTCGGGACCGGGCACGCCGCCGCCCTCGAGCGCTAACGTATTGCAAGAAGTCTCGCAATACGAAAAGCGCCAAGAGAACGACGGCATGCCTTAAGTCTTCAGACGTAAACTGCTCTGCCCAGGAGGTCACAGACCGCCCGTTAACAGAGCTGTCGCGCCGTTTCCAGTTCCATCAAAGAGTACAGTAGTCGCAGCACCAGTTGTGCTGACGAAAGACTGCAACTCCGCGAGGACATGGACCATCTCGGTATTCGCCAAGAGTGCCCCAACAGGGGCATCCAAGACGACATACGCAGAGACGACCACAGGCGTCGCATTGTCAACGGTCGAAACGACGGTTTTGTCGAATCGAACCAGAGACCTACGACGTTTCTTCAAAGCAGCACCGGACTCTTGATGAGAAATCGAGAGTCGATGCTGT